TTCTCCGGTGGTAACATAATTTCCAGATAAGTTTAAGTTCAAATTTAATCCTAAACCGTTTAGTGCTCCTTTAATTACACCATCACCTATGCTATTCAATGCAGAGTATCCATTAACTCTGTATTCTCCTCGTGCCTTGCCAATAACATCCTGTAATAAATTACTGCCAATATTTTGAATTATATTAGATCCATCGCCATTGAACAATCCAGTTGCATCGCCAAATATTTCGGCAGCTCCGGCAACTATATCATCTAGGATTCCATTACGGCCTGTGCCCAATGGACTCGGACTGTTATCATACTGAAATACTGCAAATCCTGTTGGCTGATCTTTCCTGACCCTGCCACTACCATAGAATACCGCCTCGTATTCCAATGTCATTTTGCTTTCGGCCATTCTATTTCCTTGAGTCTGATCCATGCGATCATGGTCCCATGACTTTATTTTAGGATTAACTAATTGATAACTCGTGAAAAGCTGCCTACTAAGCTGGTATAATGTAATTGATCTAAAAAATGGCAGATTGGCTCCGTCTTTAAGACCGTAATCAGTAGGAGTAAATAGTTCATCCGATGACTTGTATTTTGTGTCGCCGTATGCTCCAGTTTTGTTGTCTCGCGCTGTTCCAAATATGCTATTTGTTCCCAGCGATCCGCCTAGGTTAGGATCATTATAATAATATTTGTAATAATTAAGCCATAGATTATGCACGGTATTTGCGCTGTCATCGTGCATCGTAAGACTTACAGGAGAATATGTGATGCTTTTTTGTATAATCGTTTTTCTATTATACTGATTAACAGTTTCCGTGTTTACTTGATATCTAGGTAAGTCAGCGCCTTTTATTAATGCTCCTACTTGCTCAATTCTGCGTCTGTTTGCCCATGCCTTGTCCTTGACAACAGAAGTTTCTATGTCAAATACTGCATAATATATCCAGCCAGCTTTTGGAGTAAGAGCAAATGCTTGGTCTAGATAAAGACGACTGGCATGTGCAAAATCTTTAAGATTTACATTTCCAGGTTGTTGAGTTAAGTAGGAATTAACATTAGGCATGTGATTATTTATTCAATAAAAAAGGCCCCTGTTTCCAAGGGCCCTTCTTAATAATGTGAATAATATTAACCAGTTGCCATTGATCTAGTAACCGGGCGGCCTACATTTTCGCCAATACCTACTGGATTACCAGCCGAGTTTAACTGAATTGCATTGTCATATGAGATTGCAATGCTTATATCCATTGGTTCATTCGATTTATAATCGCCGCCCTGATATGTTGCCTTTTTGACATAGCATCCATAAAGCTCAAAGCTTTCTAGAACGACTGGCTCGTAAGCGCCGTTGCCACCGTCTAGAATTTCAATTTGTGTAGTAAACTTATAATCAATGCCAGATGCAGCACTTGATTGTTCAAAAAAGTCAAACTGCTTTTGAACTTGCTCGCCAACAAGTTTACTAACTGCTCCCGATGCGTCATCACGGACAACTAGTGTAATGTCTGCCCATGTATGTTTACCAGCAAGCTTGATTCTGCTGTTATATGCATCAAGTACAATCTGCTCAAACTCAACGTCTGGTCGTGTGCAGGTCATTACTTGTTTGGTAATTTCAGTCGATGGTGATGTAATACCAAAGTTCTGGAGTGTCACTCTAAAGCGATACTTGAGCTTTGGCATTAACAAGCCCTGGTTAGGTGAGCTTTGACCGGCCGGTAATGGGACCGTCAATTTGCTTAAACTCGCTACTGCCATTTTGTTATGCTCCTTATTCTTTGTATTTATGACTATGGCACTATTTTGTGCTGTGCATTAATAATATTTATACAAAATTAAAATTTGTGAACATGCCGATTTTCTGATAAAATTTACGCAAAGTAATCACATATTACTAAATAGTTTTATAGAAAATTGAGAATTATCATGAAAGAAATCATTAAAAAGATACTAACGGATACTCCTCCAAAATGGAGAACTAGAATTGCAAAAAAAAATAATTATATTGAGTGGATCGAGACAGAATATCCATTAGTAAAATTATCAATAGCAATTGATTGTCTTGTCAATGAGAGTAGTCCCTATTGCAGTGTGTGCAACAATCCTATAAAATTTTTAAGAAAAAAAACATGCTCGACCGCCTGCCGCACTGTTCTGTTAAAAGATAAAATTCCAGAAATTGTTGATAAGAGAAAACAGACCTGTATTGATCGTTATGGAGTCTCAAATGTTGGCAAATTGCCTATAATCCATGACAAGAGAATAGACACCATGGTACAAAAATATGGAGCTAAGGTGTCAGAATATTCATTAAAAAAAATCAAAGAGCGTGTTCCGGAATTAAACAAAAAAGCAAAAACTACTATTCTAGAAAAATATGGAATTCAAAATGTTAGTCAACTCTCAGATCATGTTGAGAAATGCAAGAACACGTACTTAAAAAAACATGGCGTTGATAATTATTTTAAGAGTAATGAGTTTATTGAGAAATCCGTTAATGATAGATTTGCCAAGTGGAATATAATTTTTCCGGACTCAATTGAATTATTAAACATAAATTCTCCTGAAGATAAAATTGAACTGTATAAAAATCCAAACTTGATTCTTGAGATCAAATGCAGGACATGTGATACACTTAGCAGTATTCCCAGTGAAACTGCAAAATGGAGAATTAGGAATACAGGAACGCCGTGTTATATTTGTGGTGGAATTTCATCAGGATCATTAAAACAAACTGACCTTCGTAATTTTATTGAAAGTTTAGGAGTTAAAGTAGTCAGTAATTTCATCTTAAAAAATAAAAAACAAATAGATATCTTTTGTCCAGATTATAATATTGGATTTGAATTTGATGGCTTATATTGGCATAATGATTTGCGCCTAGAAAAAACATATCATTACAATAAAACTATTTCTGCATCTGAACAGAATATCAAATTAATTCATGTTTTCGAGGACGAGTGGGATAACAGACAGGAAGTAGTAAAAAGTAGAATTAAAAACTTACTAGGAGTCAATCAATTTAAAATTCATGCAAGAAAATGTAAATTGATTACCGTGTCTAAGAATAAAGAAAGAGAATTTTTAGAAAAGTTTCACATCCAAGGACATGCTAGGTCAAGTATAGCAATTGGGTTGGAATATGAAGGCAATTTGGTATCATTGATGACATTTTCTACATTGAGTAGAGCCAAGGGGCATATAGCAAAAATTAATCACTGGGAACTTCTTAGATTTTGTTCAATGTTAGATACGACTGTAATTGGAGGCGCTGGGAAACTTTTAAAATCATTTATTAATAATTACTCTCCACAGGAAATAATTTCTTTTGCCGATAAAAGATGGTCAACTGGCAATTTATATCAAACATTGGGATTTGAAAAAGCAAAAGATACCGGATTGAATTATTGGTATATTAATCTAAAAGAAAGATCTAGAATTCATAGATACAAACTTAGAAAAAACAAAAATGATGATATCAATTTGACCGAGTATGAAAATAGGTTGGCCCAGGGATATTTACGCATATGGGATTGTGGAAGTAGTAAGTGGATATGGAAAAGGGGAGAGTAGAACTCTCCCCTAATCTTTTATTAAGCTAAGGTATAGGTACCAGCTTTAATTGATCCAGTATTGACTAGACGTAGTGGAATGTAGATGAATTCAACTGCCTTTACGGGTTCAATTGCAATATCCATCCAAAGTTCACTGCGATCAATCCTGGCCGCTGTGTTATTCGACTCATCGCATACTACGATGAAGTCATAGAGTGCGCGTTGTCCTACTAGTTCTAACAACAGACTCTGAGCAGCATTCTTGAATTCGTTGCGAGTGATCTTGTCGTTTGGTTCAAACAAGAACGGACGTGAAAGTATGTCTAACTGACGACGAAGGTAGCAAACCAATCTTGCAACATTAACTCTATCCAGAGCACTTGCTACATTAGCACGAGTATATTGGCCATATGCAACAATTCCTGCTCCAGTCAAAGTAGCAATTGGATTAATGTGTCCATTTTGTGCCATTGCATCTCTGACATTGGATGATAAGCCTGCTATTTTAAATTCACCAGAAGCTCGATCAATATATCCCACGGAACTCACATTGTCAATTGTTCCTCTACGAATTCCAGCAGGAGCAAACCATTGATAACTCTGTTGGTCACTTAATGCATATGTACGTAGCATCATGTGACTTGGTGGAACAACTATGTAGTTTCCAGCCAAATCTGTTGTGTATCCACTTGGATAATAAACAGCTAGATTGTCATTGTAACTAACTAGTCCAGTTTCACCGTTATCTAATGCTCCATTAGAATTCATTGCCCATTGTGTTAGTGAAGTCGCATCTGGAGTCAAACGAAGAGGAGTATCACCGATAACAAATGCAGTCAGACCTCTGTCAGCATTAAGTGAAATCATATTTTGAATTACTTCTGGATAACCAGGAGCTGCTATCAAGTTAAAATTCAATGAGTCAGTGTCTCTGATTGCAGTATTGATATCAAGAGTTGCCTTCATTGACTTTACAATGAATGCTCGCTGCGCATAACGCCCAAATGTGCCTGATCCATCTTCGTTGTTTGGACTTACTGAAACCCAACGATTTGGAGCATAACCAGCCATTGATTCCGATCGGCGAATATTGGTAGCATTTAAGTTGATGTAATTACGGACATATTGTTTAATGTTATATCCTGAGCGACGAAGGTTCCATAATCTCATACCACGCGGATATTCTACTGGATCTGGAGCATCTGGATCAACATAATTACTGACTAGTAAATCTACGATAGTTGATGCCGCATTTGATGCACCAGCTGTTGCCCATCGTGCGTCTGCGAAAATCCAACCATCTGGCGATGTTTGGTCAGTTACATCCTGAATATTCCAGTTAGCACCGTCGTATACGTAGATTTCTTTGCCATACTGCTCAGTTCCATTCACGAGACTGACCCAGATATCACCAGTGACCAATGGAGTACCATCACTTTGTGTAGTTGGCTGAGTTGCCGATACTATTGGACCTGTTGGATTTGTGTTAGGAAAATAATCTTTATATCCCTTCCAATTGGTACCATCATTAATCATGATGTCAACATCTAAAATATTGCCATCGTACCAGAGCTGTCCATTAGTTGGTAATGATGAAATTGGAACAGGACTTGCTGTAAATTCTAGAGGTTTCCAATTGCTTGCCTTAAGACCATATGTATCAAAATCACCAGTTGTGTATAGATTAGTTGTACTTGTGGTAATTCCAGAAGATGCCAATACTCCACGCGGATCATTGAGAAGTATTTCTCCGCCACTGGTGTGTGAAATGGATATAGTTCCATTATTATTGATTGATGCGCTGATATATGGAATATTTGAGCTATTGATGGCTGTAGCAAGAAGTGCAACTGAACCAGTTGTTCTTGTTACAATAGTACCGGTTGTTGTATATCCTGATGCACCTGGAATAGTCACTGCTGCTGTTATAGTTCCTGTAGTAGAAAATGTTGTGTTAGGACTAGTGATTACAGTTGACCCGGCCGAAGATCTAGTATATGCCTTAAATACAGCCTTTATATTTGTACCAGTGCCATGATCATAATTGCTTTCTATATAGAGAGCTCCCGGAGTAATATTTTGACCGCCTCCAATTTTATCTAGATTATATGTAGCAGCAGATCCATCAGCGTACACTGGTGCAGATACTGAGTTGAATAGTCCCGAGGTTGCAGACCATTTTTTGATAATCCAATTCTGACCTAGATTTGGATTGGTTGTCTTTGCATAAACACTGCCAGATGGCTTAGATGTAAAGTTAGGATACTGAGTGTGAGGACCAACAAACACAGATGGAATATCATAAGTTCCTGTTGTAAGTCCAATTGATGCCAATGCGCCTGCTGTGCCCTCTGTGAGTATAATTCTACCGTTTGTTACTCTAGAATCACCGTATAATGCCAATGCGCCATTGACTATTTTTGCACCAATATTAGTAGTTACGTGCAAATTATTGATTAATGAAGCAATTACACTTAATGACAATCCGTTGATATTAAGACCGGCTTCCGGAAGGTTATTCATTCTAATTACACCGGTTCCGCCAAGCGTAGGATTACTAGTGCCCTGTACTGTTGGCCAACTAGTAATCCATCTTGTACTAGTGAATGTAGGTGATGAGACGTTAGTATTAAAACTCGTCTCATCTTGGGCATCGCCTACTACTACCCAGTTAGCATCACTATTCTTGTACCAAATATTGACTTCGTCCACTGTTCCGGTAGAAACAACTACTGCATATTGGCCGTTTAAGCCAAAACTAGTCTTTGGTGAACCATCAACGTTGGCATTTACTGCGTAATTGCTGTCATCAATTATTAATGGTATAACGTTTTTAAATGTACCAGTTGACTTGACCCACTCAAAAATTCCCCACTTGGTATTAACAGTATCTAGCCAGTAGCTGCCATCTGCTGGATCGCCAACAGGTGCACTGGTAGATGATTTTAGTGCAGAAAGATCAACATTTGGACGTACAACATATGCACCAGAACTTACTCCGAGGAAGCTGTATGCTGTTTGTAGTCCATATTCATTGAGTTCATATCCATGTAGTGGATTATTTGATGCATCAGTATAAAATAAAGGAGTGCCGAATGTGTCAGTCAAATCCCTTTGACTAGATATAAAGTATACTTTGTCAGCATTAGCAGCAGTTGTACCGGCTGCAATATTTCCTGATGGATTGATTTTATCCTGTGCCGATGCAACTAAGATAAGAGGTACAGTTCCTGGCGCAGATGGAGTATAAAAACTCTCATTGACTACGCTAACTTGTACTCCTGGTGATTGTAAAGTGGCCATTATTGTGTTCTCCCAAACATGGTTGTTGTTTAGTATATTTAGCGAAGACCCTAAAAATTCAACGGTTAAATACTAAGTAAAGCACACGAAAAGAGCTTGATAAAATGATTAGACCAATATGTAAACAATGTAATGCAAGACCTTGTGCCATAAATTATTACAAGGAAGGCAAACCGTTCTATAGAAGTAGATGTGATCCCTGTGTCAAGGGAAAAACTCCAGGAATACCACTATGGCGCAAGTCAGGATATAGATTAAAATCTAGATGTGACAGGTGCGGATTTTCATGTCAACATTCGGCAGTGTTTAGAATATATTATATTGATGGCAAGACTTCTAATTGTCTACATACTAACCTAAAAACAGTATGTGCAAATTGTCAAATTCTTCTACACTCTGGCCATGTAAAGTGGGTCAGGGGCGACTTAACACCAGACTTCTGATTTGTTCATGTAGGTCATCAAACGAGCCATTATTGTTTAGATGCACATCGTATTCAAAACCAACTGAACTGTATTCACTGGCGTGAATTCTGAAATCGTTTTCTAGCATACGCTGAAGATATTCTTTACGATACAGATCATTTGTGGTATTGAATGTCTCGGCATGTGAAATCCAATCTGGATCAGTGCCTCTATGAGTTCTAACCGTAATGCCTCCGGCATTTTTAATTGCTTGAAGTTCATTGGGAAACCGACAGTCAGTGAGCACAACGTCTTCTCTAGAATTACGAATTTTGTTTTCCACGGATGCTACCCAGATGTCATTATGAAATCCTCGCCGAGCAACCTCAGTTCCCCATTGCTGTAATACCCAGCGCGGTGTTAGATGAGGAATTCCAAGTCTTTCTGCCCACCAGGAATCAATTTGTTCACGCCATTCTCTACTAGCTTTTGTTGATCCTTCAAGTAATTCTCTATCCCAACCAAAAATATCAGAGAGTGCATCCTTTAAAGATGCAGCAAAACTCATTCTCTTGAATCCATGAACAGTACAGAGATAGTCTGCTACTGTGTCTTTGCCACTTCCAATTAATCCGGTGATGCCTATAATCATAATTTGATTATAACATAGAAATTATAGATTGTCAACCTTAGCCAAATACAAAGGTCATCGGCGTTTCGCCCGAGCCATAGTTTTGCATATCGAGTTCCAGCCGTTCAATTTCGGCAGTACCTTCTTGTTTAAGTGCATCGCCGTTGAGTGTATTTGCGCCCTGTGGTCCAGCAATTTGAGAAAACATGGATCTTGCTTGTCCTAATATAATTTTTGCCTGTGCAGTTGCATAGTCCTTGATCCATAATCCAGCATATGGATCAGCAAGAATGGCAAAATCTGGTTTATAATTATATAGCCATAGCATAACTGTTTCTTCGCCTCGTGGACGTTGCATGATAGTTAATTTTTTAGTGGCAGGATTCCATGTAAACTGAATATAACTACCGAACATTTTACCAACTTGTTTCTGATAACTTGCAAATGCATAATATGTAGCAAGTCCGCCCATGTTAGACGAACTCAATAAGTATGTATTAGAGTATGCCAAGTTAAATGGCTCAAATAACGATCCGCCATCGCCGCCGCCTGTCCTAGAACCAATACTACGACGAAACACATCTCGTACCTCAATAACTTCTTGACCGAGTGTGTACTCATTGACATCTTGCTCTAATGTTAGAAATCCAAAACTCTCTTCAACTGAGTTAGAAGATTTTTGACGATACTTTGCAAACGCACGATCAATTGCGGTGCGATAATGTGATGGATCAAGTTCGATATCCACCATACCTTCGCCAAGCATGTTCTTGATATAATCGGTTATTGTTTGTGTTATGTTTTCGGAAGTACTCATGATATTATTTATTATAAATAGGTATATGCCAAGGATCAGTATGTACCGTCCCGAAAAGGGAAATAACTTTAGATACCTAGATAGGATAATTGAGCAACAGTTTCAGATGGGTGGAACTGATGTTTTTGTTCACAAGTATCTAGGACCAGCAAATCCTATTAGCGGAGATGCTACTCCAGGAGTGCCAAATCAAACTAACCCTATTGGAGAACTTGGCATTCAAGATATCATTCTCATGGAAAATAGAGACCGTCAATACGCACAAGATGTGTATACGATGAGAACAATTTATACAATGCAAGATTTAGATTTCAATCTCAGTCAGTTTGGTATATTTCTTAATAATGATAATGTATTCCTGCACTTTCATCTTAGAAATTGTGTTGAAACGCTTTCTAGAAAACTTATGTCAGGTGATGTATTAGAGTTGCCACATCTCAAAGATGAATATGCACTTGATCAGGCAGCAATTGCGCTCAAAAGATTTTATGTTGTACAAGATGTGGTACGAGCAGCATCGGGATTTTCACAGACTTGGTATCCTCATTTATTAAGAGTAAAATGTGTGCCGCTAGTAGATAGCCAGGAATACAGTGAAATTCTTAACATGGACACTGGAGCTGGCGACGGTTCCACTCTTCGTGATCTAATGTCTACATACAGTACTAATATTCAAATTAATAATGCCATACTTGCACAGGCCGAGTCAGATTCGTCACTGAGTGGTTATGACACTCATCAATACTATGTTATGTCAAAAAGAGCAGATGGACTGAATAATATTCAAGATACCAGTGACATGGACGCAGACGCCAGTAATGAAAACTTGGCACTTAATGCATCAATGATTTTAAAAACTCCTGATGAAGATATGTATGTAGGATATCTAACTGGCAATGGCATACCTCCTAATGGATCTGCCTATACATTCGGCAATGAGTTTCCTTTAGGAAAATTAGTTGAAGGACAATTTCACCTGCGCACAGATTATTTTCCCAATAGACTGTTCAGATTTAATGGCACTCATTGGGTAAAATTCAAAGACAGTGTTCGCATGACCATGACAAATAATTATACACCTGGTGTTGCCAATCAAAATAGCTCGCTTGATACATATACTACCCTAAATAGACAGACTCAAAAGACTGGATTTATAAACAACAACAATACTGCGACTATAGCAGGAGAAGTTGTATCAGAGCGCCAGGCACTTAGTAAAGCATTGAAACCACGAGCAGATAATTAATGGAACATTTTTATGACGGTCAGTTAAAACGATATCTGACTCAATTCATGAGGTTGATGAGTAATTTTTCCTATAAAGATGGAAAAGGTAAACTGGTTCAGGTACCTGTTCGCTTTGGTGATATGAACAGACAAGTTGCACAAATAGTTAATAAAAACAGTGAGAACATCATACAGAGTTCTCCATTCATTGCCTGTTATATTAAAGAGTTGGAATTTGCTCGTGATCGCCTTCAAGATCCCACTTATGTTAGTAAAATCAATATTCGTGAGCGAGCATTTGATAGTGATGGCCAAGAATACTTGAATACACAAGGTGCAAATTATACCGTAGAGCGAATTATGCCTACTCCATTCAATTTAAAATTAGTGGCAGATATTTGGTGCACAAACGTTGATCAAAAATTACAACTCATTGAACAGCTTGCGGTTCTATTCAATCCGGCAATTGAAATACAAACAACAAATAACTATCTTGACTGGACCAGCTTGAGTTATGTTGAACTCACTGGTATTACATATTCTAGTAGACAAATTCCACAGGGCCTAGAACAGGACATTGATATTGCAACAATGACTTTTCAGGCACCTATATGGATAACTCCTCCTGCCAAGGTTAAAAAGCTAGGTATTATTACTAAGATAATTACTAGCATTTTTGATGAGGCTCCTGCCACGGCTTTACGCACAAATAATAATGGTGATGTGGTAGATTTCTTTGGTGATATTGCTCCACTAACAGTTGAATATACCACTTTAGGCAATCTAGGATTAATGGTCATGGACAATACTGCCAAATTGGTCAGACCATATAATGTGTTCACAGAAAAAAATTCTGAAACTTTTGCAGATATATACACCGATGGCGAAACGATATCCTGGCACACCATTTTAGATCAGTATCCTGGCAAATTCACTGCCAATCTCAGTCAGATCCGTTTACAAAAACCAGATGGAAATGAAATTGTAGGATTTATCTCACTGAGTTCATTTGATGATTTCTCAATGCAAGTTCGTTGGGACACAGACACCGTTCCCATGAACACATTATTTACAGATGTCAATTCTGTTAGCAC